ATTCAGCAAACTGAAAGTTCAATCAACGATAAAGGTTAAATAACCTTTATCGTTGATTGAACTTTCAGTTTGCTGAATGACATACCATTGTTCATTGAACCAGAGCCAAGCCTTTGGTTTAGCGGCGTTAAAGGCATCTTTGTAGTCCTTAGTATAAGTTAACGTGATTGATACTTCATAGTTAGCATTTAGCTGATAGTTAACTTCAAATGAGTCATACAAATCAGCATAGCTAACACGATAGACATTGTTGGAATCACGAGCCTGAATTAATACATAATCTTTCATGATAACCACCACATTGGAAAATCAAAGGTGACTTTGCCACTAAAGTTATCTAGCTTAATACGATTGTTACCCATCGATAAGGCAATGGTTCCGTAATCGGTGTTGACTAGATCAGGCTTCCCATCAAGGGTCGGGTTTACCCCATCTAAAATCCACCTGCCTAAAAAGCCTTTTTCTCTCGAAATGCTGGTCCCATTAGTTTCGTTTGAGAGTTTGAACTTGCCGCTCGAAGAACCGTCAATAATGATCCTCAATGGGTGGCCACGTCTTTCAGGGTCAATTAAGACATCAGAGAGGTTTCTAACCACAAATTGATTGCTACTGAAAGTATAGTTTTCAGGAATGTTAGATTCATTGTTGCCGAAGCCTCGCACATGATTACCCCATTCACCAGTTGAACCAATGCTTCGGCTTAATCCGATCTGATCAGTGAAGGTAACTGTAGTTACATATCCACTATCAGTTAGATGAGTTTGTTCAATTGTAGTTGCTTTAACATAATACATACGCTGTGGCCAATTTGAAAAACAAATCCAATAAGGACTGCGGGAAACAATCCATCGCTGTAGTGCGTCAAAGGATAACGTGGTATCGTTAGTGTCAACACCATTGAAAACAAAAACGGCTTTGAGTTCACGTTGTGCATATGAACTAGCAACTAAACTCTCACCGTCATTAATTCCCACTTTTTGATAATCATCAGTTGGCTTTGCCTCTGCAACATAAGGTGTATCAGTGACATAGACATTTTTTAGATTTATCTGATCATAGATACTTGCCCAATCAACGCCGTTCCTTGAAATTGCAACCTCGATTGGGTCAAAGCCAATTCCGTTAACGTCTGTTCCTTCACTCAAATCGGTGAAATGATATTGATGTCTCTTATCTTTTCTATTTGAAAATACTTGAATCATTTACTTACTTCACCTCCATGAGTGATATAGATCGGCATTCACTTTATTACTGTGTTCGGCTAATTGATTAGCGGTATCAAGCGTAACAACAGGGTGTTGATCTACGTTGTCCAGCTTATCAACTGCCATCCCCATCATCTGCTCCATGCGTGATTGCCACATACGGGTAGTGACGTTAGTCATGGCAGCATTATTAGTGGTAATAGTCCCATCAACGTTAGCAGACATGTTTTGCATCTTGTCTTGTACAGCACTGATGGATCTGCTCAATTGACTATTATCAATTGGTGGAATTGATACAACCGCTGCATCCGCTAGTTTGCCGGCTGCGTCTGTAACCGCATCAATATTATTTAGCATTCCGACAGCAATACCAGCTGGAATATATACACCAACTTCATCACGCATAACACGCGATGGAGAGTGAATTTTCAAAGCGGACCGAATCTTTGAAGCAACAGTATTTGCTATGCTTTCTGCGGCAGCCATTGCAGAATAAGCCATTGACTTAATACCGTTGATAAACCCTCGAATTAAGTCAACACCAGCACTAACCAATGAAACACTACTAATACCACTTTTAACACTGTTGGCATTCTGCGTACCAGCTCCGCGTGAAGCTGACAGCCCGTTTGTTACACCAGCAACAAAAGTTTGAATTAACTTTGCACCTGATCCTAGAACCGCACCTAATGCATAACCAACGCCGTAAACAAATTGCATAACGGCGTCCATTGCAATATCTACAATTCTAGAGATGTTGCTTCCAATACCATCAACAAATGCCTGAATTAAATCCAAGGCAGCCGAGATAACTTGACCAACGTTTTGAGCGATACCTTCTACAAAGGCAACAATCACTTGAACCGCCGCAGTAATGAGTTGAGGTAATCCTTGGGCAATACCGGTTAACAGATTAGTAATAAGCAGAATCCCTTGTTGAACCATTTGAGGCATGAATTGCGCAAAGGCAGCCAACATTTGAACTAGCATCTGCATGATTGACTGTGCGATGACCGGCATTTGTGTAGCTAGAGTTGTGACGAATGAGGTTAGCATAGATGCTAGTCCTTGCCCAATTGCCGACAATGTGGAAATGATGGTTTGACTACTAGTATTAAAGTTGTTGAATGCGGTAACCAATGCTGCAATACCAGCCGTTGCCATGCCGATACCAGCCCCGACCATCAATACAGCGGCACCAAATGCCACCAACCCTACAGCACCAGCAGTCATTACTGGTGATAAGGCGGCCATTACAGCGGTGATAGCAATAATGGCAACAGTTAAAGCAGCAAGTGATACGATACCTTGGCTACCGGTTGAAGCAAACCGAGTAATGGCCGCAGTTAACAGAGCAAACGAAGCAACCAGTAAAGCCATACCTGCATATGCGATTGCTGCCTGTGGTCCAACCGAGCCTAGTACTTTACCAACTACTCCAAACACAGCTACTAGAGTACTAACAGCAACTGTAACAGCAGCTAATGCAACAATACCTGCAGAGCCTTGTGTAGCTAGCTGTGAGATTGCCATAACCAGCACTCCCATACCAGCTGCAGCTGCACCAACACCGACACCAATTAAAGCAATATTCTTTGCTAATGATGAGGCACCGGACGCTGCTTTAGGAGCTTCGGAGCCAACCTTTGATGAACTTTCGGCAGTTTTCTCTAAACCATCTGATGCAGCTTTACCTGATGAACTAAATGGATTTAGCTTTTGCAGTAATCCCCCAAGTTTTGAAGTAACACCACCAGCCAAGTAAGTAATTTTCTTCAGGCCATTGCCCATTGCACTAAAGACCGTGATCGCAGGAGCAATCCGATTAGAGAACAGGGCAATAACACCAAGCCCAATGAAAGCTGCCACAATTCCTTTTAACAATGGAGCGATTGGCTTACATGCTTTAATAAATGGAGCAATAGCAGCAATTGCTGGAGGAATTACCTTGGCAAGCTTAGTAAAGACATTTGAGATACTGTTACCAGCACTCTCAATCATTTGTTGGATTGAAGGTAATCCATTCTTAGTTAGTCCGCTATTGATAGCGCTAATCGTGTCTGCAAGGCCACGTACAACCGCTGTCTTGGCATTGGTAAAAGCAGTGGCAATACCATTGCTATTCTTCTTGGCTAAGTCAGCAAAACCGCCCATTCCATTGTTAAGCTTAATAAAGCGATCGTTTAACTGATCCATCGTAATCTTGCCGGACTGCAGAGCTTTGTATAAGTCTTGTTCGGCTGATTTACCAGTATATCCAAATGAATTGGCAACCTTACGCAAGGCAATCGGCATGGTTTCCATCAAAGTACGCCACGACATTAAGTCGACCTTACCGGTTGATAGCATCTGCGTATATTGTTGTAGACCACGTGAACTGTCTGCAGCATTAGCACCAGAAGCTAAGAAGGCATTGTTTAATGCAATAGCTGATTCAGAAGCCTTTGTTGCACTCCCTGTCAATGGCCCAAGTTGCTGAGCAATGCTAGTAATTGAATCAAGTGAGGTAGGTAACCCCTTAATACCATTACTTAAAATAGCTGTTGATTTGGCTACATCTTTTTCTGAATAACCAAGTGTTCTCATAACTGTCGGATACTTCTGTAATGTATCAAACCGATCAACAGCCCCACCGATTGCATCACGAACAACGTCAAAGGCCTTAGCAGCAATTGCAACAGCTCCCATAGCAGAAGCCATCTGCATGAATCCGCCTGTTAACCGATGACTAGACTCTTCAGCTTGACTATTGCTGTTGTTCACCTGAGTGCTCATTTTACTATTAGTTTGAACAACCTCGCCAAGAGATTTAACAGCTTGTTCCATTGTTGCTGTGAAGTTTTCATCTACTGCTTTAAGAACAGCTTCTACACTCATTGAATCTGCCAAGTCTAGTCACCTTCCTTCTTAGCACGTTTCCAAGCATTCGGATCAATACGGCCCTCCGCTTTTAACTTCTTGAATTGCTCAACTCGGCGCATAAATATCTCGGCCGAAGTATGACGCTTTAATTTCTCACTAATACCTAAAGTATCATCAGCAAACGTGTTTCTAATTACCAGTTCCTGTTCTTTGCGGTCAAAGAACTGACTAAACTTTCGGTACTTTGGCTTTGGGTTCTTTTTACCAGTAGTAGCTTGAACGGTCTGATTAAACCACGCTTGAATAGCGATCTTTTCACGCTCATTTAGCTCCTTAAGCTGGTAAGCTTCCAATCGTAAGTAATACTCACTTAGCGTCATTAAGCCGATATCATCGATATTATGAAAGCCTAGATAGGCCAATGAGTTTAACAAGATTTCTCGATAGGTTTGAGAACTTGTTAGTTTTGGCTCATCTAGGCGTTTAGATTTTTTGTAGCAAGCTTAACAGAGTTAGACTTGCTCATTGCATCGATTACGTCTGAGAAGAGCTTTTCAATGTCGGTCTTGTCATCATCAATGAAAGTGTCGATGTCGTCTTGTGATGGACGTGGTTTTGCCTTCCATAAAGCGTTGTAAATTACATCGGATAAAATAGCGGTATCAAAGGTCTTTAATCCCGGCACAACCCGAGTCATTGCCATACCAAAAGGCTGTTCACCCATTCCACGAACATTCATCGTGATTGGCATTTTCTTATCCAATAAGCGGACAAACTTAACACCAAAATTCAATTCATATTCTTTTCCATTAATTTTGATTTCCATGTTTTACCTCCATCAGCCGCCCTTCCGTACTGTTTATTTCTTTGGCGACATAATAATACTAGCTACGCATGAGCAGCTGAATTAATTGTACTAGTTATTTGTTTCTTAGCTTGATCGGGATTGGTCCCAACTCCAGCATCATTATCCTTATTCCAAGCAGTACCTTTACCATCGGTACCATCGTTCTTAGGTTCACCTTCGATAACACCTAAGCCACGGAAAACGTAGGCAATTTCTTCTTCGACTTCATCGGGCAGATCTAACCAACCACGTTGAGGCTTACCATTAATCGTAAAGGTAGTATCACGAGTTGAGTTATCATCAGGGTCGTTGTCGTTACTATCTTCAGTAACCTTACCCCGCATATACCAAGCGAACCGTTTGCCATCACTATTGACCCGCTTACGGTAAACAACCCACACTTCGAGCTCTTCTTCGTCCATCAAAGAATCATAAATCCAGTCAGATACCTTAGAAATGTTGTTAACGAATTCTGTTTCGAAGTCAGTTTTAAGGGCTGAAGTAGTAGGAACAACCCCGCTCTTTGTCTGATTAGTATCTACATCACGTTGTGGGTCAAATGACAGTGATGTTTGATATGGAATTAATTGGCCTCGTGTAGTCCCGGCGTCCTTTAACTTCCGAATGAAAGCCAAGGTGTCATAACCTTGTAAAAAGGCCATATCTGTTTGCTTTAAAGGCATTATTTAACCTCCTATCCTAAATTAAAAACAAGCGTCAAGATTCCGTGTTTAAGCACAGTATCAGGAACACTCGTGTCTGTAATTATTTGTCTATCTTCTTGATTAAAACGACCAACAAAGCGGAAGTGATCAGTGATTACGACCTCTTCGCCAAAATGGGCTAATTGCTCCATCATCTTAGCAACAGTGAAACGATCTTCGCCCGTTGACCATACGTGAATGGTGACATTAAAGGTGCCTCCAACCGCATTACGGTAGTTGATCGGTATCTGTTGTGTATCACCAATCACGACAAACGGATACTTGGCGTTTTCCGTTCGCATTGGTAAGTGATCATAGGTATCAAAGCCTAATTGATCACTTTCGATATAAAGTTGATCGAATAATTCCTGTTCTGGTACGTAATCCATCGCGCACCTCTATTTCATTAGTTTCTGCAAATCATTGACGAACTTAACCGATTCATAAGCAAAGGCCGGCTTAAGCGTTGGTCGTGGCGACATAAACCGAGTGCCATACTCAAGATACATTTGTTATCGTAAAGGCTTTTTATCCTTTACTTCTTACAGTCGCCTGTAAGTTCGGCATACATTTTCAACCATATTCATGGTTGCCAACCACTCGTGGGGATTTTTTATTCTGTGCAAAATAAAAAGTACAGGTTCAATCCCTATGCTCTACGGTGACATCAGCGCTTTAATTCTGATATTTACCTCGGTGTCTTCTTGGTTTAACTGGTCTGAATAATCGTGGTGGAACATCACCGCGATGGTAACGATCATTTAATGTACCGTAATTAATTGAATAAATTTCAGACCATTCCATTAGTGTGTGTGTCGCCATTCCAGGTAACGTTATGGTTGCTTCTGCGATTGTTAGATTGTTTTTTCATAGTTACCCAACAGCAATTGTCAGGTTCATAGTTTCCATTATTATCAATGCGATCAATAGTTAGATATTTTTTATACCCATTATTAAAAGCCCAATCTCTGAATTTGCTATAATCGTGAATCCACTCAGGATAAATTTTTATGCCTCGACCTCCATAACGATAATAATTTTTGTTATTTCGGTTTAAACATCTGCCTTTCATATTCATCCATATATCATACAGTCGAGTTGGTGTATGGTATCCTTTGTGAAATTTAGAAAGATTAACTTTATCTTGTTCACGCTTCAAACAACCACAAGAACGTGTATTGCCATTTTTTAACATATCGCTTCTAACAGCTATTGCGTTTCCACAATCGCATTTGCAAACCCAATATGATTTTCTTCCGCTCTTCTTAGGGGATAAACCAATAACTATTAACCTCCCATAGCGCTTGCCGGTTAGATTATTAAAACCATTACCTTTACGATTAGAAAGATCAATGATATCCATAGTGATCACCTCACTATAATTATATCACGTTCCGTATTCGTAAAAACGTTGCTAGAACAAGTTTTCCACCGATTTTGGTCAGTGCTAAGTTACATATTACTATGCAACAGCCCTATCTTCATAAGGAAAATACTCAGTATGTGGGGCAACCGTTGCTGATAATCCCCCGTCACCAATTGTATTGGTAACAGAACGGGCAGTAGCACCAGTAGAATAACCAGCGGTGTATGCTGCCCCCATATTAGAGATCGTTTTTTCTTTCAACAACGCTCCATGCTTTGCTACAATCATTTTAACTGGTGTTAAGTCTTTGCGCTTCTCAATTGATTGTTGAAGCTCCTTAATTCCAGTTAGTTTTATACTAATTTTTGCCATTGCTCTCACCTACAATCAATGTGTAATACTTTAGTGGCTTCCGCGACGTTTGCAAAACATATTTAGGGTCGTGGTTGTCAATCGTTACATAATCCCAAATAGAGGGCGGTTCTTTTATTGTTCTCACGACTTTACTATTTTGGTTGTAGTTGCCAAACAGTTGAACACTGCGATTGGTTCCTACATCGGTCACGTTAGCCGACATTGAATCAACTAGCTTGGGTTCACCTTCGTATTGATGAGTGCGTGGATTATACTTTCGATCGCTTTTACTGTAAAAGTACACCTTATGGTCGAAAATCATTATTCACACCCCACTTATGATATGGATCCATCGTTGTGAGTACGCCATTGCCATTTTGCTTTTTCCAGTCCGCAATATCATCTGCAAACTCGTCAAAATCATTGGTGTTAAAGGTGATCGATTCACCCTCTTGAGTGAACGATGTCATTCCTTCGTTTTTAAGTCGGTTAAAGCGTTTGACCTCAACCTGCAGTGAAATATAGCTGAGTTCATATGGGACCTCTGCAAAATTATCAAACAGGCCAAGCTTAACTTTCAGTTGGAGTTCAGTACTATCGATGATCAGCTTAAGCACGTTATCAAACTCACTGTTATCCTCTGCTACACCAAGATAAGTCTTGAGTTTTGGAAGTTTATTGTTCACTTAAATCACCTACTTGACTAATGCTAATAAGTCATCTTTCTTCATAGTCGTAGCATATGAAATACCATGACTATCTAAGTAACGCTTAATCTCATCCGCTGTATTAGCGGATGTTGGTTTAACGTTCGCTTTAATGTTGGGCGGAAGGACTTGTACTTGTGCTAGTCTTCTTTTGACGACCGACCCGCTTGGTTTCAGGAACGTTGTCTACCTTGTCGCCGTTGTTAGTAGCAGGGTCAGGAGCGCCAGTAGTGCCGTTCTTGCCGGTTACACCAGTGAAGGTAACCTTAACCACCTTCGTTGGGTCATAAAGATAAACAGCATACATAGCAGAAGCGTAAACATCAGTTTCACGTTTTGCTGGTACTCGTTCAGTTTCAACGATAACATTCCGTTTATTAATCATCTTCAAAGCAGGGCGACCATCATTAGTATTAGTAACGATTAAGTAGGCTTCGTTTGCATCCAGCTTTCGAGAGCGGATAATTTGAACACCGAGTAATTCACCATAAACGCCTGAAGAAATAGGTTTCTGCAATTCTGAGGCACCAGTAAATTCCTTAGCCGCACTCAAACGAAGTTTAGAAGCTGCAGCTGGTGAGCAAAGTAGCACGACAGTAGCGTTATCATCTTCAAAATTAAAGGTGTCAAGCGCCGTCTGCAGGCCATCCACGCTTGCCTCGGGGGCGGCCGTTTGAGTAGCACCCTTCAAAGTTTCGTGAACATCGTTATCCTTCTTGTTAGCAATAGAAGTAATTAGTTGCTTACTGGCTTCACCTTGCGGATCACCGTAGCCAACTTGAATAGCGGTATCAGTGATAGCTGTACCCTTACCAACTTCCTTGATAGTTGCCGCCTTTTGGCCGTAACTAAGCTTAGCAGTTTCAATTGGCTCATCTTCATTGATGTCGGTAGCATCACCAATGTAGTTCCATGCTGGGAATTGAATAGTCGAACCTGGTACGCCTTGCAAAGTATTATCAACTTGGCAGAGCGGAGTAAACTTTTGAGCAGCAGTTAACTGAGCTGAAATCATATCAGCTAAAACTTGTGGGTCTAAAACTTTTTCAGACTGAGTAACTTCATTAGCCATTATTTATAGCCTCCTAATAAGATTTACTTGCTAATTTTTCATACAGTTCTGGATTAGAATTCTTCAATTCAATTCGTTGTTGATAAGTCATTTTCATAAATTGGCCTTCGTCAGGGACCTTAACGGCTGTTCCACCATTCTTTGGCGTATTCCCTTTCAAAAGTTCATTACGAGTTGATTCACGAATTCGCTCAACCATATCTAAAAACGCCTGTGTGTTGTTCTTAGTGGTTTCCGCGTCTCCAGTAACAATCATATCGATGTCGGCGTCTTTGGGAGTGTAACCACCAGCAACGAGCTGTTGCCGAGCGGCATCGCGTAATTGATACCGTGCTAAGTCTTCACGGGCTTGCTTAGCATCTGCTTGAGCCTTTGCAAGGTCATGCTTTTGCTTTTCGTCCTTATTCATTTTGGCGTACTTAACCGCCTCAGACTTAGCGTCATCAATTTCTTTCTGATGGTCACGGTCGTAGCGAACCATTCGCTTTTGGACCATCTTATCTACTTCTTCTTGCGTGAAAGTCTTTTCCTGCGGTTGTTGTTCCTCAGGATTTGAATTTTCCTTAGTTTCCGTGCTTTCAGGTGCACCAGATTCAGCACTAGAAGCTTCTTCTGCAAAGAATTGTAGATTCATTGGAAATTTATTAAACATAAATACACCTCGTTTATAGTCCGGTGGACTGTATTATCCGGGTTGTTCTTTACCCACTGCAAACAAGTAAAAAGTGCAAAATAAAAAGGACAATCGTTAAACTATTCTTTGAATCCTGGGAGCCAATCTTTAACTTCCTTAAATATTCGATATGTTTTTTTCATCATGGAGTTCTCGGCTAAATACTGTAAACCCTCAATTGTGATAAAGGAGTTCTGCAAAGCCGAAGGAACTTTCCCATTGCTAGTTGTCCTAAAATTAATACCATCAATATAACCATGTTCGCTTAACATGAACAGAGTATTAGTAAATTGAATCCCAGAAATATCAAATGTGTTAGCGTTTAATATATTAGGATCCGATGTTTTACCATTCTCATAGCAGAATTTTAGATAACTCAAAATCTTGTAAGCTACCGTAAAGAAATCGTTGTTACTCATGTTAGGTACTCCGTTCTTTAACAAAAAGGCTTAGTAGTAACTAAACCTAATAGATTCCTTTAACCCTTTTTCCAAATTAGCCCAGCATAATGCCACCCCTTTTTAATCGCCATATGAACTGTTCCATTAGCTAATTTTAATTTTCTTTCGGCCTCTCTCATGCTTGGAAATGAATACTTTAGTTTTCCATCTTCAGTAAAAGCTTTAACTTCTGTACTCATATTACGATTATTTTTATTCGAATGCTTCAATCCATGATCATACGCATGTTTATTGTTATCAGAATAACTCACCCATTCAAGATTACTATAATAATTATGCAATTTATTGCCATCAATATGGTTAACCGTAGGCAGATTTTTTACATTTGGAATAAAATACTCAGCAACTAATCTATGAATATAATAATGCTTATATCCTTTCTTATTCCTGAGCATAACAAATAAATAACCAGAATTATTTGCGCTTGGTTTTAGAATTGTCTTCCTTACATGGCTAGTACCATTTCTGACATTTGTATATTCTTTGATGCTTAAGACTTTCCCTAAATTAGATATTTTATATCTTCCATTATATCCTTGAATATCTTTCCAAATTTCTTTAGAATTATCCATGTAATCATATCCTTTCTATGGTTACCAGCTCTAGGGTGTTACCAGCACCGCTAGGGCTTTTATTTTACAGTTATATTATATCATTTATTTTTTCGGTTTTTATTTTGTCTTTAATGATATATTTTGTTTTCCTTCTACCCATGTTTCGGAAATGCTACATCTGCAGTTGGGGTGCTCTGGAATCTTTGGCACTTTGGCAACCTTGTAGACACCTTCGCCGAATCCACTATCACGACTTGCAATAGCTCGACAAGCAGGGCACGCTTTGGGCTCGGCGAACCACCGAACAAACTGATAGCCATTCTTCTTGATGGAATCAATTTGTGCTGTGTATTGAACCCTAGCCGACTCAGTACGAGCAATTCGTTCAGTTACATAGCGATGATTTTTAACCGTGTCCTTCACCTGTGATTTTAGTCTCTGAGACATCTTACGTGGGCTTTGTCCTTGAATAATACCAGTAGAGATAACTTCATCTAAACGAGCTTTTAGAGCATTCTGATTAGCCCACAGGCGTTTACTAAAGTTAGCACCACCTGTTTGTGCCATGACAATCTTAGCCACTTTTTTACTGGTCCACATTGAGGGAGTAGCGGTAACTTCCATAATGCCTGCTTGACGCTTCAGCTCTGAAATATAGTCACTACCAAGTTTCTGTTGAAGTTCGCTATCAATGTTGGCTGTTGCTCCAGTTAAGTGAACACCTACCTGTGACTTAAGAAACTCTAATCGGTTAATGCGCATCGTAGCATTGTATACCTTCATACGCTGATTAATCTCTTCATTAAAGTCGGCATAAGTAACAGCCTTACCATGCTTTCCCATTGCTTGAGCTTGGGCTACTACCTCTTGGGCTTCCCGCTGATATGCTTCCATATCAGCTTTGCTAACGGGTTTGTATGCATTAACTGGATTACCGTTCTCGTCAACAATCTTAGCCAGCTCAGTATCAATGTCTTTGTTAATATTGTCGACCGCTCGCTGATAATACTGTTGCAGCTTAGTGTTAAACTGCTCATCGTTAGCGAGGTTTCGAGCCATCCACTTCTTCTCGGCTTGTTCCCTTTCCTGCCAGTACTTCTTGTTCGTCATCATTATCATCCTTTACTGAATCAGTAGCACTAGCAGCGTTTTTTACCGCTTGCTTGACCTGTTCTGCTTGCTCATCTTGAATTCGTTTCATTTCAGCCTTGGGGTCGTCAACAAATGATAATGTACTCAACTGAGTTTCCTTTGAAACAATCCCATTCATTGTTGAAGCTGCCTGTGCTTCATTAGCCACATCTTGCGGAACATTGCGGATGAACTGGAACTTTAAGTCTTCACGAATCATTTGTGCGTCAGTCGTACCGATCACTTTACCTAATCCTAAGATTGTTCCCAGCAAGTTTCGTAATGCTATGGTGAACTTCCGCTCTTCAACAGACGCCTGATTCTGCATTGGCAACAACTTGTAACGAATAGCCACACCGGAAGAATTACCCGAAAAGGCTTCGTCATTTAGATTGGCCACCATTGAAGTTTGAAAAATATCGTTTTTCAAGCGGTTCAGCATGTTTTCTTGCATGTTGTCGCCGTCTGGTTTGCTGATAAAGTCAACAACACCATGAGCTGCTTCCGGGTCAGGCGAGTACAATATTTTGTTATTGCCCAAATCTAAGATCGGTTCGCCGGTATTCTCATCACGTTGCAACGGCACACCTAAAATCTTCAAATAGGCTTGATCAAAGTAATCGACTTGATTAGCTTTGCGACTTAATACCGAATCATACTCGTTGATCAGCGTTGATGCTTTGCCAATCAGCGACAGCCGTTCAGTGTTGGCATAGAATTCTACTGCTGGCACGCTGTTAAACAGCGAATTGGTGGTTTTGGTAGTCTTGCCACTATTATCAAACTCAATAACTAGGTTTTGCTTATAAAGCTCACCAGTCATTTCGTTGTTGAAGTATTGATAATGTACAAAGGCAATTGGCGCATGATTGATTGCCATATCGTAGATCATAAAGCCTTCGTCCGGTGCTACAACTGCCATCTTGGTGTCTGAGTTTTCGTCTTGATAAGCCAGTATATAAGAACGACCGTAAACGGCTACTTGTTTGGCAACTTCCGTCAGCTTGTCAACAAAAGAATTGTCATTCAACCAGTCTTGAAGCTGTTTATTGCTTGCTGATTCATCAAGGCTAATCTTCGGTGGCTTGCCTACAAAATAGCCCACGTAAGTATCGACAATGTAGTTAGCCCAGTTAGATACCAAACGATTATCAGGACGTGCTGAGTGAGGGTCGCCCGGGTTACTTAAAATGCTGTGTTTACCGCTGTACAACTTGTAATTTTTCTGATAAGCCGTCTTTTTTGATTCATTATCATTGATAAATGCTTTCAAAACTGCACTGCTAATTTCATCGGAGGCGGATAAATACATACCTTCCTTAGTCACATAAGCGCCTTCCGTTAATATTTGATTGTCTTCCATGGATCCACCTCCTAGAAATATTTAGAATTAATAAATTGCGTCTTGTTTGGACGATGTTCGTTGAACAACGCATAACGCATTGAATCCATCACATCATCATTCTTTTTAATTGGGACACCTTTATCGCTGTCCCAAACGTATTCATAAATTTCATTAAGAAACTTAACTGGAGCATTCCTAAGAATAAAGAAATGGCCGGTCGCATAAGTTCTGACACTGATTCAATACCTGTTAGGATTGTTTTATCAGCATTGCGTGCCTGAATGCCATTCTTTTGTAATTCAGAAACATATTCTGGCCGGGCTGAATCACACCAGAACGCCAAGTTGTGGCCGTGTCGTTTCTGTATCTCTTTAATAACTTCAATCCAATGGTCAATGTATTGGTGAGTTGCGGTATGTTCCTCAACCAGATACGTATTTCCTTGTTGGTCATCTGCCCAAACAGTAATCGAAGTATTGTGTCCTTCAGCGAAACCAAAGTCAACACCGCAGTAATACGTGTATGCTCTGCCTGGTGGTAACTTGTCAATAGTCATTCGCTTCTTATCAAAGTCACTGTACACTAAGCCTTCTGCTGATACCCACAAGCCATATATAGCTCTTTCTGTAAACATTCCGGAAGGTGTTTGTGCTTTAAGTGCCTTTACGTATTCACTAGGTAAGAAAGTATTATCATCAATTGTAAAGTTGAATACTTTAATTCGTGCTTCCGGATTAACGGACTTATCTATGTAATTGGTCTTCAAATAATGGATAGGTGAACTGGGATTGGTGGTCACAATAATACGAGAACCATTAACCGAACAACGCTGCAGAATTTCCTGAAAGACAGATTGGTCAGCTAGTGAACCTTCGTCAATGTAAGCTGAGTATGCAGTAGCACCACGAATGGCACCAACCCCACGTTTATTTCCTGTATAAACTGGAACAATATCAACGCCTTCAAATGAATAGTGCCCGTGACGGTCTGTCTTCAGCTTAAGTCCAAACTCGTTTTCAATACTAGCAATCACGTTAGTATAGATAGAGTTAGAACTATAGCCAGCTAAGATAACAATTGGGTGAGTGTCATGTCGTTTTTTAGCTAACGCCGCAACTCGTCTAAGTTCCAACAAGAATATCCAGTCAGAAATATAAGTTTTGCCAGCACGAACAGCACCAGAGAGAACTAACATACGCCAATCATCGTGTAAATAGCTTTGCAACACTGTTTGTTGTTTTTGCATTAGCAGTGTATCAATTGACGTAATTCTCACCTCCGTAAATAAAAAAGCCCTCGTTTGAGTGCTCATTATTATAAATATTTCCAAACTGTTGTATCAGTCTTCCTTGCCGCTTTCTTTGTCACTTTCATCGACCAATTTATCCATGATTTTGTCCAACGCGGTAGCAACATCTTGACCGTTGTCTTCCATGCTCTTAGCACGTGCTTCGGCTACTCGGGCATCAGCTGTAACCTTTTTAAGTTGGGCCTGTATCATTGGGTCACTAAGTGGATAACGTTTCATTAGTTCCTTGGCTGCTGTTAGTCGGTCTTTAAAGCTTGGCTTCTTTTCAACAGTGACAACATCATCACCAGCTGGCAAGGCAACTTCTTCTGTCTCTTCCTCACGCAATACTCGGGTATAGAATTGAAGTACCTCTTTGGCATCAGCAATCTTATGCGATTCAATTTCAGCCATTTTAGTGTTGATATAGGATTTCGTTCCCACATTTTCCAGCATTTTAGATGAACTCGACTTGGCATATTTCTTAGAATAACCGGCCTTAATAGCAGATTGCATGGCGTTGCCACTTTTTATATACTCATCAGCAAACAACCGCTGTTTCTGTGTTAATTTCATGGCATACCACCACACCACCTTTCTAAATATTCAAATCATTTGCATGTAAGACTGAATAGAGCATGTTTCCTAAAGGATTAACAATATTTTCATCATTATAACTTTCTGTTGCTCCCGTTTCCCAGAGCATAGCATGGAGTAACTCGTGAACTAGCGTCTGCATTATATGCTGTTCGTTCAATGATTTATCAATGTAAATTACCCCCTTAGCGTAATCTGTATACCCCCATATATGCTGCTTATTGCTAGGATCGATTAAATTTTCTTCAAGTGTAATAGAATAGTTAACCCCACCGACATTAAGCTTGCTAATATGCATAATATTTTTCCTCGCTTATAATAGTATTAAGGAGGTGACAGCATGAAAGAAAATAGACATTTTCCAGCTAATCCACACAAGACAGGCCCTAAAACTGTGACTGTCCGCCCATCTAAAAAACAACCCGGATATAGACGAACAAAACCGCGTCACTTTGGTAAATAATATAGGAGGCCAGCCGACCCTAAATAGTTTTATGGGGATGTTTAGTGCAAAATAAAAGACGGTATCTCTACCGCTTTGAATATTTATTTTTAGCCGGCAAGCGTTGACCTGTCGGCTTTTTGCGTTTCATATGTCGTTCTGCTCGGCACAGCATTAGGTACTCTTCCTTAGATGCCACCAAACCGAATCGTTTAGTCTGATACATTTTCCTCCAAACAAAAAGCCCCATAAAGGGGGATCAATAGTGGTCTATCCATCCCACGACTAAAGTCACGGGATTTCCGGCTAATATTAATTAAATATTTCATTTGTTTTTTAACCAATCCATTACCTCTTTGTTTTCATCAAAAAGTCGATGCAAAGTATCTACATCTACAGAATTCGTTTCTTTAGAATCAAATGAACCATCAAAAAATTCCTTTATGGCACTGTCTTTAATAACGTGGCTTTGCTCAGTATTAAGCCACGGGTCTTCTTTATGTGTCTGCCTCATTAAATCATAGGCAGATTTATTGCCGTATAAAGAATAAACTCCTTCTAAAATGTTCAAATTTTCCTCATCATCTTGCAAATCATTATAGTCTGCTTCATCTTCCGGAGTAATCGGATAATCTGAGTTTACAATACCACGACAATGCTTATATACATCATGAACCTC